CTGTGAGATTACCGACTATCGTTATTTGAATCTTCATTCGTTTCTCCTACTAACTGTTCAATGGTGTTAAGTATGCGCTGCATATTTGCTGTGATTTTCTCGTTATCGACAATGTGTGACCTAAGCATAAGTAGACCATTGCAAAAACCTGCATCAAAGTGTGCTGCAGGTGTGTCCAGTAGCGTTACTTTCTTGCTAATCACCATCGGTTGTCCTTTCAAATCCCACTGTGGTGTTTTGTCCGCCTATTTTGATGATGGGCTGGAGTGCCTGTAGTTCCTCAATGATGGCTGACGCTTCAAGCTTGTTGATGGCGCCCACAATGTCATGCTTGGCTTTCCATTCCTCAACCCATGAAGGTCCAGGCATGAGGCGCTGGATGAGTTTGCGCTGTGCCTCAGTGGCTGGGTCTTGAGCGAACGGTTTACCCTGCTTAGAACCCTTGTAGACAGGCTTAGGACGGTCTGCTTCTTGTGCTGACTCCACTTCATCCCTCGAAGCCACCGACACGTCAATACCAATACCGAGTGATGCAATGGCACGACCCCAACAGCTGCTTTCCAAGTTTTGCAGGGTACTGCCCTTTGTAAAATTGGTGCGCCCTATGGCTAGTTCTTGTGCTGTGCCGATACCGGGCTTTGTGTCATCTTTGTCACGGTAGGCGTATGCGATGCCCCAAATGTAGTCTGCGTCATGCTGGCAGATGCCTTTGAACTCAAACTGTAGTGATCCATGAGGCCATGATTGATGAAATAGTGCGATACGTGTCTTTACGTCCACATAGTCGTTTAGATTAAAACTCATTACGAGCCCTTTCTATTTGTATTTGGCTTCCAAGTCGTGCGGTACATCATAGAACCATCCCTGACTGACATTGATCTCGATAAAAGATTCGCTGCGAGTCAGGGATGTGTTCTTAGTAATGCATTTGGCGTCCCGTAGTTCCCATGAGTGAATAATGAAATAACGGGTCTTGTCGCTGTTGAATGTGACAAAGTATGAGCGGTCATTGACAAACTTAATTTTGCGACTGGAGTAGTGGATTGTGTCATATGGAAAGTCCACTCCAGTCCAGTTGTGTTTGACTTCGACTTCGTAGTCGTATTTGTCGGTCAGTATGTCGATGCCGTATTCGTCGGGATTGACACGGGGGTTGCATTCGTATCGGGACTTTAGGATGTCAATGAAAAGGTGTTTAACCCAGTCGTTTCTTTGATAAAGTTCCTGACTGAATGGTTTGCTCACAGCGTCTGTTTGGGTCCTAAGAGCTTTAATGCTCGTAGTAGGTCTGTTGGTGAAACAAATAACACTTCACACATTACAGGTAGCAACCCCATGTTTGGGATTGTCTCGTGGTGGAAGTAGCGCCACAGGTTACCTCGATGTATGCCCATCTTGTCTGCAATTGCTTGGTAGGTGGGTAGACCCATTTCTGCGCCTCGAGCGAGTAACCATTCTGCTGATGTTTGCTTAGGCATTATGCACGCACCTTGATGTTTAGATCGTGTGCTACTTGTGATGCGATTGGTGCGCCAGGGACTGAGTCAGGCTGGGTCTTGAGTGCGTCTGTGACTTCTTGCCCGAACCACAGCAGTGCAGCTGTAAGTAGGCTGAGTGGAATGAGTTTGGTGAGTGACATTGTGCCACCACATGCGTACAAATAGACAGCCAGTGACCAGCCTGTGAAGTTTGATAATTTCAACATGATTAACCTTTCGTATGTGAACGGGGTTGTTCACAGGCATCACTTTACGCCTAATTGGCAACGTGTCAAGTTAATCGAGGTCAGGCGTGTCGTCTGCCATGATTTCGTCCAGTTCGATGCTGGATTTGGCTAGTAGCCCTACGTGGCGCCATACGGGTGCTGACTGGTCTGTCATGGTGAATGTGAACCATTGGCCATCGGCGTTCATCCACTCGGTTGAGAGCACCCATGCCGTACACATTGCGCCCTCTGGAAAGATTTCCTGCTGAACATGGTGCAGCATCTCAGCTACTGGTGTGCGTTCTGGTTCGGTGTCCATGTTTCCATCATAAGGACATGGTGTGCCTATCTGAACAGGCTTGACGCTCCTACAACAAGTCCAATAACCAATGCGCCTACGGTGCGTACAATCCACTCAGACCGGGACTCTAGACGGCTCACTCGATCGTCTAAATGTCGGCGTTCAGCTGTATATGTCTCACGTCGAACAAATTCCTCTTGAACCCTGATGGGTATGTCTTTGACGTCTTGTGAGAGTTCATCAAGGCGTCGCATAATCTCGGTTAAGGTCGGTTCACCTTGGGACATAACCGATACCGTATCTTGTATCGCTCGAGTTGAGCCAGTTGTAAGTCACCATGAGCACAGACCCTGCTCCGGCATACAAAGCCGCTTTCAATGATGTCTCTGAGTAGTTACCTGCGGTCAGGATGGCTCCGATAAACGTAACAAAGAATATACGCACTAGGCTTCCAGCAGCTGCTGTGAATTGCGTGATTTGGTCGTGACTCATGGCTTTTTGGCTGCTACTTTCTTTGCTGCTGGTTTTTTGACTGGTGGTTTGGCGTTGATGATGGCATCAGGATTGTGGGTTTTGTTGTCGTATAGGAATGGCGATGTGCGCATTTCAAGGTGTAGGTGTGGTCCATTAGCGTTACCTGTGGATCCAATGTAACCAAGGATTTGACCTGCCTCAACCTTGCCTTTGCTGATTACCTCGAGGTTCACGTAGGACATGTGGCAGTATGCGGTTTGCAGTATGCCTACAGGTAAGCCCTCGGTTTCAATAATGACGTGTATGCCATAGGCAAGCCCCCAGCCACCCATGCGGTTAGCATGAACTACTTTGCCCCCTGCTACTGCATAGATGGGCTCTCCGGGCTTTCCTGCATAGTCTGTGCCCGTGTGATGACCTGCAGCCCAAGCGCCCTTAGTGCCGTAAGCACAAGTGACCTCACCTGTCTTTGTCGGTTTATGAAATGGCATGATTTTCCTTTTCTTTAGATGCTATCTGCTGATGGACATAGACCAAGTGACACATCAAATGTGCCCTTACCAGTTTGGAGTGTAAAGTTTTCAACAAAGTAAGTATCTGTGCCTGTGCCAATGTCTGACGGTATTGGGATGGTGACCTTTGTGCCACAAAATACTTGCGCTATTTGTGATCGTATTGTGTTGGTCATGTTTGGATTATGCAGGCTTAGTGTGACGTCATTTGGACGCCACACTGGTGACTTGAATGCAGCAATGTAGGTCTGTGCGATGGTTAGTGCATCGGCAGTGTTTTGTAGGCGTGTGTCCCGTGTGCCTGCACGTTTGCCAAATTTGCCAATGGATGTGGAGTCACTAGCTGTGCGAGTGCCACTGACCCATTTGACGCTGCAATCGTTGCCTATTGCTGTGATTGATTTATTGAATGCAATATTGGACATGATGTCATCATTTGTCAGCGTGATAGCGGTGCGGTTCTGCCGGTCTACACGGCGGTCGTAATAGATTGTTCCGTCTGCTTTTTCGTAGAATACGCCACCAGCACTATCTGCGGTGTATCTAATGATATCGCCAAGGTTGTCTGTTGCCACTGTTGTTAGTGATCCAATTGTGGCGCCACCAGTTTGTGGAATGGTGCTAGCGCTGTATGTAACTGAGCCGAGGTTGGTCATCTGCCAGTTGCTCATCATGTTAAGAATCTGTTCACCTGCAGGACCGACAGTGTAGGTTGCTGGCGTGACCGTGTTCCAGTCGATTGTGGCTAAGTGTGCGACGGCAGTAATGCTGTAAGTCGGTATGCCATTACCGTTCCCGAAATTGCGGTATGAAAATGTGATGTCAGTAATAATGCCGTAAAACAGTGTCACACCCAGGACTGTTTCTGTGCACTTAATAATCTCGCCAATGTTTGGCGGTGTGTAGCTCGAACCCGTACCCCAATTTGTGACTTGTGCGTTAAGCACTCGAGGTGTGGGCTGGGTAAATACATCTGTGCGACCGCCATAAATGTTGATTGAGTCAATCTCAGCCCAATCATCAAGGTTCTCCGCAGCCGTAAACAGACTAAATACAGGTGTATATGCGGTCATGCAGACCAGACATTTCTATTCATGACAACATTTCCAGTACGCAGACTCGATTGCTGTAACACTTTCTCAATTACTCTACGGGACGCTTCTCCATCAATAATCCCATGCAAATTGATAATGGTGGTGTTACCTGTGCCAGCCATACTTGTGGGCTTATAAGTGGGCTTACCCTTGATACCAAATGGATCACTAGGCGTAGCATTCGGGTTGGTGAATGTTTGCGGATTTTGGTTGCCTTTTATACTTCCAGCAATACCTTTTCCTACTGTAACAAGTGGCGATAGTGATGCTGCTTTACCCATGAACCATTTAAAACGGTCCCATCCTGACATATTGACCATATTGGATATGGAATTGGTGACGCTTGTAATTCCATCAGCCATTTTGGTAAAAGCTTCAGCTAACTGTTCCAAACTTGATGCTTTGGCGTTTATTTTGTCGCCACCAAATTTATTAAACAAAGTGCTGAAAGACGTGACCATTCGTTTGATTGCTTCACCAAACCTTACTGCTGAAGCATTTTTACCACCGACACCATCAAAACCTTTTCTAACATCGCCAAGAAAAGGTATTACATCCTTTTTAATGTAAGTAAGTAATGTCTGTAACTTAGGCAAAATCTTAAAGCCCACTGATTCCTGAAAGTTTTGCCAAGCAATGCTCAAACCATCTACAGCACCTTGGTAAGTTCCTGCAGCTGCTTTACCACCCCCACCAGTTGTCTTTGTAAGTGTCTTAAGCAACTGGTCAAACGTCATGGTCTTTAATTTGGCTTTATCAATGCCCAGACCCAATTTGCCAAGTGCAGTGTTAGATCCTAAATACGCTTTGGAAAGTGCTGAAACAACGGAGTCAAGCGACTTGCCACTAACGGCGCTGACGTCGATAGCTGTGCGAATAATCTTTTGTGATTTGCTTACAGACTTTGTGGCAATGACTAACTTTCCAAACGCTGGACGCAATTTGTCATCCACAATGTTGTACTGTGACTCAAGCGCACTGATAGTTTTTTCTGAGTCTTTGAGCAGCCCCTTACGAGCCTTGGCATTATTTTTAATAGTTCGAGCCAACAGCACCTGTGACTTTTGGTCCTCGAGCGCAGCCGTAATAGCAGACTTACCGAACAACAATGCAGCTGCACCCATTGCAGCAAACGATGCAGCCACAGCAGTGCCAAGCACCTTAACGCCATTCTTAAAGCGTTGTAAGTTCTTTTCAGCTTTACTTAAAGACTTGCCGAAACTTTTAGTGTCAGCCTTAAGACCTACATAAAGCGAACGACCCAAACCATTAAATGCCATGACTAACCCCTATTCCATTTAGTAACAATGGACTCAACTGCTTTATCCCACGCATCAAACGCAGGTGGAGTGTAGTCACGAGCTGCAACATCAGTCCAACCCGGACGCACATTCTCTGCCCATTTCTGCACTTGTTCAGCACGGCTACCTTTGTTACCTGTACGGTAAGGTCCAACAATTGTGCCGTACCGAATCTGAACGCCTGAGGCTCCGCCTGAGAACCGTTTACGGCGTGAACCAATAGCAACTTTAGGAATACGATCACGGGACACTCGGACGTCTTTTGCTAACTTGTCACCATACGGTCCAGCATGGCTACGGATAGCACGTTCCACAGATGGTTTCACAATGTCCGTAGCAATCTGTTTAGCCATTGTGCGTAGTTCGTCATTGGCTTCTTTGGGTAATCCTTTAAGGGCTCGTAGCAAGGCATAGTAGGAGTCAGGCTCAACATAAATGCTGGGCTTGTTAGCCATCCCTCTGCTCCTTAAATAGTTCGTTAAGTGTTGCTATGTCTTGCCAATCAAGTTCGTCCCAATCAAGCCGGACAACCCCATTAACAGCAAAGATTAGTCGCTGTCGCTGGAGGCTTCCGGCTGGGTGGGGTTTGTGTCACCATCACTGAAGTCATCAATGCTGTCCAAACTGTCTAGCCAAATCTCGAACGGTACGTTTGTGCCTGCTCGAACTAGGGCAGCCCATGTGAGAACGGCAAGGTCCTCGAGACCGATGCGCATGTCATCGCCTTGCCATAGATCACTGAACTTTTGTTTGGTGTGACGTTCCCACTTGATGAAATCGGCTGGCAAAGTGGTGACCTTGCCAGCGACCCCAGCATGTGTGTAAGAGATTTGGATTTTCACCCGAGGCTTCTTTCTGCTACACGGTAGTAGCGGTTACTGTTCCATCTTCGACAACGAATGAAACTGATGTGGTGAGTACATCGTTTGCAGCTCCACCAAGTGGTGGGAATACTGGGAAAATACTCATGGTGTAGACGGTGGCTGTACTCGTGGCACCCTTAACCTTGAGCACTGCGGTGATGCTTGTGTCTGGTGCAGTGTTTGCGAGGTTCCAGAGAGCCTTGCAGACACTGTTAGACGTTGTGCCTGTGCTGGTGCTTGTCCAGTCCTGATACAACTCGACATCGAGTGTGCCTGACTTGGATACGGTCTTGTAGGCACGACCTGATAGGACTTCGATAACCTGCTGGTCATTCTCGACCGTTAGTGTGGCTGATGCTGCTACGTCGTCGTAAACAACCGAGTTAATGGTCAGGGTAAGGTCATGACCGTGTGCGTAAATGAGAGCCATAGCCCTACTCCTTTGTTGCGGTTAGTGTGAGTGTTATTTCTGTGGACAAGCAATCAACTGGACCGTTTTGGACGAGTCCAGGCTGACTGAATGAACCGATCGTGACGCCTGCAGGCAGAACGTCAAGAAACTTTGACATGAGAGTCTCGAGGTTTGCGATTGATGCTTCGTTATCAATCATGGCAACCATGAGTGTGCACTTGAATGACACATCGATACGGTTACGTGACAGTGCTGGGAACTCGATGTATGGCTGTCCGGGCACTAGCACAATGCAGGGCACTGGCATGTTTTCTTTGGGCTGTGGAAAGACAATGTAGCCTGATCCCTCAAGGGCTGCAGCTAGTTCGTATCGGGTCTCGGTGATGCTCATCCGATCATCGATTCCACATCACGGTAGCGTGAAATTAGACCAGTTACTCTGGTCAGAATAGAGCGTCCCATGAGGTACGGTCCGGGCTGAAAGTCGATGCCTTGAGCCTGCCCACCGGGCACAGTCCAAGCATTAAATACGTCTACTGCGATCATCATTGCTGCAGTGCGTACAGCCACAACCGAGTCGTAGACTGCTGCGGTTGATAATGCTGCGTTCCCCATGGGGGTGTAGTAGTGGGTAACCACATCTGCATGGGTATATGCACAGTGAAAGATGAAGCCACTGGCATCAGTAACGGTGTAGGTGCCATCGTAATCCGTTCCTGTCACGACGACTGATTGACCGACAGCGAAGCCGTGACGGCGTACCGTGTAGAACGATACAAAGTTGTTGCTTACAGCTGCTTGCGTGATGCCTACAGCGTGAGTCTCAAGAAATGGTTCGAGGACACTTTCAGCGGTTTGAATAATGTCATCGAGTTGAGCATCAGGGTATAGGTCGCCTACACCTAGAGCGGTCTTTAGCTCGGTGATGGTGATGTATGCCATGAGGACTCCTTAAGGGGTGTGGTGGGGCTGATTTTCTAGGTCAGCCCCACCAAGATGTGACAACTAAGCCACGTTGAACTTGCGAACGCCTGTAGCCTTCTTGACTGCGATGCCCATGTAGCCGTAGAGACCGACCTGAACTTCACCGGTTCCAATGACATTGACTTGTAGACGAACCTGTGGAGATTCGTAAACAGTGACAGCGCCCGGCACGATGAGGTATGCCGAGTTATCGATGAGACCAGAAACGGTGATGTTGGGATCAACGTAAAGGTTGGTGCCAAGTACGTTGCCAGTGATTGAACCAACGCCAGCCTGACCAGCGTTGTTCTGTGGATTCGATGCGTTGTACAACGGACGACCAGTTGTGTCTGCATAGCCCATAATTGCAGCCCACTGATCTGTGGAAGCAACAAGGTTTGATGCGTACTCGGATGTGCCCTTGAACGCTGCAGCACCTTCAACGGCGATGAATGACTGCAAACCTGCAGCATCACCAGTTGTTACTGTTGCAGTTGTTCCACCAGATAC